GAGGAGCATCTGCACCCCGAAGGGCAACTCGAGCACCTGGCCGCGCCGCGCCTCGTGAACGGCCGAACGAAACGTATCGAAGTGCGCCACCAGCAAACAGAGGATGCCGCGGGCGAGCTCAGGGATCGCGTCGGCCGTGTCGCCGTAGCCGCAGGTATAGCGAATGCGGACCGACCCGGTGGCGCCTTGCGCGATCGGCCACGCCTGCCCGTAGAGCGGTTCGACCCAGCCGCGCGCCGCATACGGCCCCGCCGGCGCCCGGTAGGTGAAGCGGTTCGTCGCCGGCGAGGCGCCATCGTCGAACGCTTGCAGCGCGCCGTCGCCATCGAGGTACCCGACACTCACGACGGTCTGGAGCGGCGGGTTCGGGAGTTCGATCCGCGCCTCAGGGCCGGACGCGCCGAGCGACGGGAAGGCATCGAGCCAGACTTCGCGCGTGGCCGTCAGCAGTTGCCGCCCCGTCTGCCGCTCGAAATACATCGCCGCGGCGGTAATCCAGACGGCGATCAAATTGTCGTCGGCGGTCCCGAGCGCGTTGATGTGCTGCCGCGCGTATGCCAACGTCAGCGCCGAGACGGGCGGCGACGCATCGGCCACCGAACTGATCAGCGTGTCGGTCAGCGTCAGACGGTCGGGGATCATGCGACCGCCTCCGGCGTCTGCCAGTTGACCGTGCGCAGGGCGGTACGCAGATCGGATCCCGAGAGTTCAGGCGCCGGCGTGTAGGTGTGCCCCTCGAGATCGGCGCCGACAAACGGCGACAGGCTATAGACCCGCACGCCTTTGCGCCGTAGAGCGGCGATCGTCTGGTGCAGGATCGGCCACGTCAGCCGGACGTGTTGCGGATTGGTCTGCGCGCCGCCGTTGTAGCCCTTCACGCACCAGCGGCCATCGAGCGCCGCGCCGTCAATTCCGCAGCAGATGATCGTGCCCGCCCCGAGATGCGCGGCGAACTGCAACGCCTCAGACGTCGTGCAGGCCGACACGACAAGGCTGTCGGTCGTGTCCCGCTCCAGCGCGATCAGATCGATGGTCGGCGTGTAGCCGCGCTCGTACTCGGTCGTTTCGTAGACGTAGTGATCGCCCTGAAACACGGTGTGCGTGCCCCAGCCCGGCATCCCCCAATCGCGCACGCTGGTCACCAGGCGATAGCCGGCGTCGATCGCTTCCTGCGCCGCTTCGTGGTGGTGCATCAGCGCATACATCGGCGGGACGTGGCGGAACATTTCATTGACCGTCACGACGACCTGGCCGTAGAAGAATTGGCGGTCCACGTGGTCGAGACTCGCCCCGGAGGCCACGACGAAGATCGTCGCGCCCGGATGGCGGTTCTTCAGCGCGCGGATGGTCGTCGCGCTCATGCGAGCGCCTCGAGATGCTGCGGGTACGCTTCGAGCCGGAAGATGAAGGACGCCACGTCGATATGCTGCCAGCGCACGCCCTGATCCAGCAGCCGTTCGATCATCGACCAGTCCCACGCGAACGCCCGGCCGAACGGTGGCCAGTCGTCACCGAGCGCGGCCAGCAACACCTCACGCCGGAAGAGCGGTTGCCCGAGATCGATCTGCGCCGCCCCCGGCTTGGGCGCGTCGAGCAGCTTGCGCCCGGCGTACTGGCACGACGCATAGACAAAGCCGAGTCCGGGATCGGCGTCGAGCGCCGCGACCAGCGGGCCGAAATGATCCGGTAGGTACGCGTTGTCATCGGACAGGAAGCACACGAAGTCCCCACCAGCGGCTCGCAAGCCCGCGAGCGCCGGCGTGCAGCCCCAGTCGTTCGTGCGGGCGGGGAGATCGACATAGCGCAGCCCGGCCGCGGCCGTCAGCACGCCGATCTCCGTGACAACGTCGTAGGGCGGCGCGTCTGACACGATCAGGTGTTCGACATCGCGGTAGGCCAGGTGCTGCACTGAGCGAATGCAGCGCCGGAGACAGGCGACCCGGTCATAGACCGTTGTGACGATGCTCACGCGCGGTGTCATGCGGCGACCGCCGATCCCACGGTGGCGAGCACCGTCTGCAGCCGCGCGGCGTAGGTATGCGGCGCGAGTCGGGCGGCACACTGGACGCGAATCGCTTCGGCGCGGTCCGGATGCTCGAGAAGATCCCTGACGATCTCCACACACGCCGCGTCACTGCGAAACGTCGGCAGCTCCGGCACGCGGTCATCAATCTCCGGCCGGTATTCGCTCACGACCAACGCGCCGCACGCCAACGCTTCATAGATGCGCGGATTCATCGCCGTCGCGGCGGTGCCTCGGACATTGAAGTGATGGCCGTCCCGGAAGATGTTCACGACGATCCTGGTCCGACGATAGAGCGCGGCTGTCTCGCGCGGCGCGATGTTCCGCGAGAGGCACAGCCGATTGAGCTCGGGATCGCCCCATGTGCCGCCGACGACGTAGCTCAAGAGGCCGGCCCGGGCGAGGGCGCCGAGATACCGATCCCGCGTCGCGTTCCCGCCGCCGATGAAACCGACTGCGTACTTCGGTGGCTCGTTCCCTGACGGCAAGCACCGATGGACGTGCGGGTCGTAGCAGACCGGCAGGTACGAGGCGTGCGCGTGCCGATCGAGCGTCGCCGAATCGTTGATGAAGACGTGATCGAACCGATTCGACCACGACGCCGTGTCGTCGACTTCGTACGGCTCATCGAGCAACCAGACGGCCGAGCGCTTCCAGAGCCGCGTCCACCGCCGGCTGAATTTGCGGCCGTGGACGACGAACAGCAGATCCGGATTGAACCGCTGCACCTGGACGTCGAGGGCGGGCGCATCCCACGCCGCGTGCTCGTAGACGATGCCGAGATCGGCCGCCGCGTGCGCGAGCCCGTGTGTGAACACGTCGCCGCACGACAGGAATTGATAATCGACGCCGAAGATCCGCGGCGTCATCTGGTGATACCCACCGGTGTCTGGAGTGGGCTTGACCCTTCAATAAAGAACCGTTCCATCGATTCCTGCACTCTGAGTAACGCCAGTTCGTATTCGAGCGCCGCGCGTGGAAACGTCGTCAGTGCCGTGCGCCGCGAGCAGTTCACGACGGAGACGCCCAGCTCCGCGAGCGGCTCGACGAGACTCGCGAACGCCTCGACCATCTGCGGATACGGCGACAGGCGATTCTCTGGGTGCGGCTCATGCCAGTATTCGCGCCCGTCGGGCGATGGCCCCATATCGAAACCGAGCAACACCATCCGCGTGGCGCCGAGATGCACCGCGAGATTGATACTTTGATACCCGCTGTTCTTCCCGGTCCGCAGGCCGGTTGGGTCGAGCTCCAAGCCGAGATAGCCGGCATTGGCGAGCACTTGCACACCCGGCCACTTCGCCGCCGCAGGATCAATCGAATACTTCAAGCCTGCGAACGTCGGCGCCCCCTTCTCCCAGCCCCACCAGCGTGCATCGCACGCGTATAAGACGTCTGCGAACGGCGCGATCTTGTAACTGCTATTGATCGCGATGACCGGACACCGGCCGCGGCAGGCGTCGACATCTTCGCGCGTGAGACTCGGGCCGCCGCCGAGTAGCACGACCGTGCTGTTCGGCCAGAGTCGGGGGACCGTCGTCATCGGTAGTCCCGCCCGGGTTCGCCGCGCTCGCCCTTCGCGCCGTTCACGCCGGGCGCCCCGGGTTTTCCTTCGCGACCTTCCCGCCCCGCCTTGACCGCGAGCTGCCACGCCGTCGCGCCGTCACCCGGCTTGGCGCTGGTGGCTTCCCGCGCGATCCACAACGACCCGCCGAACGTCACCGCGTCGCCCTTCGCGTACGACGTCCCGGCCGCGTACACGCCTCGGTAGAGCGGCACCGTGAACGCCAGCGTCGCGCCGTCGATCGGTGTCCCGTCGGCCCTGACGAGCCGCCAGGTGCGTTCGTCGACCGCTTCGACCCGCAGCGCCTCGAGCGTTCCGTCACGGCCCGGCGCGCCGTCGAGCCCTTTCTCGCCGCGTTCACCCGGTGCGCCATCGCGACCCGCCACGCCTGGGACGCCCGGTTGTCCGTCGCGGCCGTCGTTCCCATCGCGTCCGTTCGCGCCATCTTTCCCGTCGAGGCCGTTCGCGCCGTCTGTGCCGTTGAGGCCGTCTCGCCCATCCTTCCCGTCTACGCCAGGCGCTGGCGCCTTCGTTTCGAGCGCGTCCAGCCGCCGGCAGATGTTGATCGCGGATTCGGCAATCGACTCGCGCAATTCTGGGGTGAGGTGTGGCCGCGCCTCGACCGCCGCCAGTCGATCGGTATCGGCCGCCACATCGCGCTGAAGATTCGCGACATACCCTTCAAGCCTGACCGCGTCGCCGTCCACTCGCGTTTCGAGTGCCTCCACGCGCGCCAGCACGGGCGCGAGCAGATCGACAGAGAGCGTCGGTTCAGGAGCCAGCCCCGATCGGTGCTGGCTCTTGCTTTCCACGACCGCGACCCGTTCGCGCAGCGCGCCGAGATCGCCCCAGCGCGCTTCCCATGTCGCAAGCTGCGATTGGAGCACCTTGACATCGGCCACGTACGGCCCCATCGCTGCCCGCACGCTGGCCACGATCACCTGAGCAATCGTCTCGGTCTCGGTCATGCCGCGATGTCCAACCCTTTCAGCACCGTCGCGAGCAACTCGGCACCGTCGATCGCTTTCGCTGGAGGTAGCTTCGGTGGCTCAGGCGCGGGCGGGAGATCACCGGCCGGCTTCGGCGGCGCTGGCAGTGGCGGTTGGTCAGAACCGAGCAGGTCGATCGGCCAGTTCTGTCGCTGCAGCAGGACCTGATTCCCGCCCTTCACCGGCTTCTTATTGAACAGCGCGCGCGCTTCGTTCGGCGTGTAGACGCCGCCGACGACGCCCTTGGTGGCCGCGTCCATCTTCTGCACCGAATCCATGCGGTTGAGCGCGTCGAGATCGAACTCGACTTCGTTCCCGGGCTTGAGTTCGATCCCTTCGGTGAGGCACAGCTCGAGCGATTCGAAATGAATCTGGAGACAGTCGCCGTAGTACTCCTGGCCGAGCGCCTCGACGTTGTTGTAGGACGGGATCGGGCCGACGCTGACTTTGTACGGCGGGACGTGCAGGCAGGCGCAAATCTTCTCGTCGTTCCACTTCAACTGGCTGATGACTTCGGCGTCGACGGCGGACATCGCGGTGGGCTTTTCGAATTTCAACCCGCCGCCGAGGAACGCGACCCGGCCGACGTTCTCGGGGCCGGTGTAATTCGCCATCCACCAGTCTTCGAGCTTCTTGGCATCATCGGGGCCGAGGGGTTGCGGCCCGGTCAGGATGCCGCCGGTGGCCTGCTGGCCGGCCCGAAACAACTTGCTCGAGTTGTTCATGATCGTCAACGCCTGCATCGCGGCCAGGCCGCAGGCATAGATCGGGGACACCCAGCACAGCGGGTGATACGGCGCGAAGGCGATGTCCACGATCATCTCGCGCGCCGGCACCACGATGGACGCTTCGTCGATGCCCGCGAGCACGTCTTGCTGCAGCGCGTAATACACATCGCCGGCCGGCGTCACCATCGGGCGCACCCGCGTCGGATCGAGCAGATAGAGCGCTGTCACATTGCCGCTGTTGGGTCCGCCGCGGTGATCGCGCTCTTTCAAGGCGATGGCGGCCCCCCGGGTGAGCTTGCTCAACATCCAGTAGATGTAGAACTGAATGCGGTTCTGGTAGTGATTGGGTTTGCGGAGGACCGGCGAATAGGCCGGGTTGTCGATCTCGGTCTCGATCCCGTCCGCGTCTTCCGCCATCAGCCGCGGCCGACACTTCGCGATGTCGGAGGCGATCAACGTGACGCACGCCCAGAACGTCGGATGCGTGAGCGCGTCTTCGACTGGCGTGACGATGCCGCGCTGCCAGGCGCCGGCGAACGATTCGCGGATGACGGGCCACCACGCGGACGGCGCCGGGAAATGCGTGATGAGATCGCCGCCGGCCGCTTTCGTCCGCGTGAGGGCCCACGATCCGATCTGGATCTTCATCGCGGGTCTTCAGCGACCAGATCGCGCCGCTTGTACTGGCCTTTGCCCTTCTTCGGTTCGGGCTCGTCCACGACGCGCTCCGCCGCGCCGACCGACTCGAGCACGGCGCCCGCGTCCTCAGTGGCTTCGAAGATCTCGCCCGGGATCTGCCCTTGCGGGCATTCTTTCAATGCGCGGAATTTCATGGAGACCCCTCAACGCAGGGACAGAAGAACGGGAAGGCTGAAGCCGGGCGCGGCCCGCCTTCCCGTCAGACGACTTACGCGGCGTACGCCGCCGGTCCGATGTAGCGCGCCGCGCCCGCGCGTCGCAGTTTCCAGGTGACTTCGCGGTTGGCCTTCAGCCCGAGCAACCCGTTCTGCCAGAGGCTCACGAGACTCGCGCCCGTGCCGGTGATGCCGTTCTGCTGCAAGCTCGCATCGAGCATTTCGATCGACGCCTGATCGCTCGCTTCGACCGTCACGACGCCGTCATCGGCGAGGTAGATGTCCCCAGCCTTGACGGCGACGATGATGTCCTGATCGGGCGAGCCGAGCGCGACCATCGCCTGACTCGTGAGGACCGGAATGCCGAGCAACGTCCCGCCCGCGATCGCCATGCCGGGGAACACCGGATTCCCGAGCGTGTTGATCATCAGCGAGAGGTTCAGCGCCCGGCCCGCCGACATCACGAGCACGAGGTCCGACGGATCGAGCAGCAGCGTGGTGAACGTGCCGATGAGCGTCGCCAGATCCGTGCGCAACGCGGCCGCCGTGGCGCCGGTCGGGGCGATCGGCGCGGTGTTGAACGTGATGCTCGCCGGGCTCACATTGGCGACCGCCGCCTTGCCGGGATCGATGAAGTCGATGTCCATGCGCGCGATGATCGCCGCGGCGAGATCGTCGCGGACCTTCGACTCAGCCGACGGATTCGAGAAGCGCACTTCTTCCTTCGTCAGCACCGCCAACGCTTCGATCTTGGCCCAGGTGAGCGACATCGTCATCGACGTCGCCTTGGACATCGGCACCGGCAGACCCTCTCCCACCCAGTACCCCGTGGTCCCCGCCGAGAAGCCGCTCACCCGCACATTGAACGGGACACGCCGCAGACTCGGGATCCCGTTCGTCCCGAACTTGCCGAGGATGGTCTTCGGACGCAGATACTCGATGAAGTCATCCGCGACGGTGGCATACACCAGCTCGGAGGCATTGCCCGCGGTCTGCGTGTTGGCCGCGCCCACGGCCGCTTTTTCGATCATCGCGAGGATGGCCGAATCATCCTGGTAGTGTCGCTTGGCGAGGTCCAGCGCTTCGAGCCGGCTGCCCTTCGATGCCGCGATACACATGGCGTAGCGCGCGAACTGGATCCCCGGATCGAGCTTCCGTTCGACCAGGCGCACGGTCGTGCGGGACTGCGACCCTTCCTCGGTCGTGCGGCCCTTGACGTCGACGGCCGCGGCTTTCTCGCGGGCTTCGGCGGCCCGGAGCCGCACGAGTTGCTTGTCGATGGCGTCGATCTCGGCCGCCAGCGTGTCGTGGTCTTCCGCTTCGGCTTCGTCGAGCGTGACCCCCGTGTCGCCGGACTTCAGGAGCAGGGCATCGATGCGATCGGATTTTTCTTTCCGCGTCGCGACGCACTCGGCGATCAGGTCGGCATAACTTTTCTTCATGGGGCGTTCCGTGCGCGTCGACACGACGCGCGACTTGTCCGAAACGCCGGACGGGTGACGGCCGGACGCGGCCAGATCGAGGGCTTTCACCGCAGAAATCGTGCAGTCCTGATTCGCCGGGACGGTCACGAGGGAGAGTTCGAGCACTTCGGTTTTGATGAACCGATAGCCTTGCGTTTCTTTGTTGAAGGATTCCTCGATGACCCGGAAGCCGATCGACGCGCCCTTGATCAGCCCGGCCTTGACGCTGGCCCAGGCGGTATCAATGCGCTCCTTCAGTGACGGCGGCGCGTCAATCGCGGGCAGGCTCGCTTCGAAATCAATCCCGTCCTTGGTCGGCTTCTCGAATTTCACCGTGCCGACGGGTTGCCGGCTGTCGTGGTAGAGCAGGAGCGGCAAGGATGCCGCGAAGGTCACGCCGAGCGGTTCGACGATGTCGCCCATGCGATCGGGCGTGGGCGTCGTCGCGGTGCCGCGAATGACGCGGCGCTCCGTATCGATCGATTTGACCTCGAGCAGCGAGTAGGCGCGGTTCAATGCGTCTCTACTCTGCGGAGTAAAGGACTCGGCCGTCTATTTATTCGTGTTTTTCTCGTCGAGCTCCCGGCGAATGGCTTCCGGAATGCTGATGTGATCGCGGAGCGCCCGAGCGCAGATCGCGTCGTACTGCTTGGACGGCAGACTGATGCTCACCTTCACGGAGGGGTCATCCTCGTCGAGCGGGGGACGGCCAACCGGACGCTTCATGCGGATTCGAGGGTGTGCCACTCACCGCTGGCAATGAGACGCGTGCGATGCTCGTTGGTAATCTTGATCGCGTGCGCGTCATCTTTTGCCCAGACGATGGTTTGTAGAACGTCCGGCTTGTCGGGGTTCCCGCGGAAGGCGGGCGCTTGCGTCCGTCGCCACATCCGCACAGAGCCAGCCACTTCATACCCGCTGACGTCCAATCGGTCGCACCGTTCCGTGGTCCCGTCTTCGCGCATGTCCACCAGGAACGGCGTGAAGCCTTGCCGGAGTTCGTGGACGGCGGGATCGAGCGACCATTCCGCCACGGTCGCCCTGTCGCCGCCGTACCCATTCTCGCGCGGCGCGTTGATGGCGTCCGCGATCTGCTGCGCGTTTTCTTTCGAGGAGAACACGCGCACGACGCGATAGTCTGAATACTCGCCCTGTTCCACGACCCAGATCGTTGCCATCTACTTGCCTCCGAGCACGAGCAGCTGGTACGCGGGAGCCTTCCCAGCGCCGGCGGCGATCGCGTCCGTTCGCGCCTCCCAACTGAGCACCGCCGCCATCGCGAGATCGATCTTATGCGGTGAGTCGGGTCGATCTTTCTGAATGAGCCAGAGGTGTTTGCCCTGTTCGTCTGGCGGCCCTGGCAGGTCGTGACGCCGGCTGTTCCCGAGATGCCGCGCGAGCCGCGGGTCCCCGTCGTGCGCGAGCGTCCCGCTCGTGAGGTCGGTGGTGAAGTTTTCGAGCGCAGCCGTCATCTGCCGCCGGCGATTCGTCCACCACTCGATGACTTTGGTCGGCCCGAGTTTCGGATCGCCGGCCCACGCCGCAATCCACGATTGCCAGTACGGCGGATCGGCGTAGAGGCGCCACACCGTGTATTCGGTGAAGAGCCAGCGGACGAGGGCATCCACTTCCTCGCAGGGGACTTGCCAGGGTTGCTCTTTCGGGAGTGACGGCGGCCGTTCCCATAATCCCGGCACCCACTGATAGCCCGTCTCGACATGCGTCGCGACCAGGCCGGTGGAATCGTGGAACACCGCGCCATCGAAGCCGAGCGTGATGAGATCGCCGCGCTTGACCGGGTTGTCCGGGCGGGTGCGCGTTTTCCAGAGCTCCACGCTGAAGGCTTGGGTGGCGCCCTTCACGAGACGATTGCACCAGACGCGTTCCCAATACGCGCGATCAACGCCTGGGTCGCTGAGGAGCGACACGATCCCGTCGATGTCCCGCCAACTCGCGGCTGGGCCCGACGCCTCGATGACGGCCGCGCGCGCGCCGTCTGGCGTCGTAAGGTCGTGTGTTTCACTGGCCTGGCGATGGAAGAAGAAGAACGCCGCTTCAGTCACCTTCCCCTGATCGACCGCCTCGGCATACTCCATCGTCCCCTCCGCGACCGACCCCGCTCCCGGCTCTGGCGCCGTCGTGATCTCCAGCATCCACGGATCGGCGAGCAGGCGCTTGGCGTTGTTCGCGAGCATCGTCTGATGGGCGTCCTTTAGTCGCCGCAGCGTCATCCGATGCGTCTCGTCCATCACGGAGAAGGTCGTGCGCGCGCCATCCCGCGCGTTCGGCGACGTGGCCAGCGATTCCGCTTTTCCATCGCCGCGCTTGCGCATGATGCGCTCGAGCCCGATGTCGAACTCGTCTTTGAGCGGCCCTTCCTCGAGGATGATGCGCAGCGCACCGTAGGCCAGATCCGAGGACTGCTGTTCGTTGAAGGCCACCATCGGAATGTACGGGTCGGTCACCGGCCCTCCGATCGGCTCGCCGCTCGGCGTCCAGCCGACACAACGCACCGGCGCGTCTGGGTGGAGCTCGCACGCCGCGATGAACGCTGCGAACTCGGTCTTGCCGAGCCCTTTCGGCAGGGAGAGACCGCAGCGTTTGAAGCGCCGCCGGCCCTGGTGCGCGTGCGCGCGCGGATAGACTTCATACAGCCGATAGATGAGGCCGACCCGTTCGTCATCGAGCACGACCGGCTTCCCGCGCAGATCGCCCGGGCCGAACACGAGATTCGATTCGATGAAGTCGCACACCTGCGGCCCCAAGGTCGGATAGAGCGCGACGTCCCTGGGAACGGTGAGGATCATTTGACGGCCTGCAAGAACGTCCGCGGGTCCGCACCAGCCCGCCGCATCACGCGCGCGGGTGGCTGGGGCTCCGGCTCCGCGACGGGCTCAGGCTTCGTCTCAGCTGCCGGCGCCGCCAGGGCGAGCTGCTTGACGATCGCGAGAAAGCGCCCCATCGCATTGAGTTGCACCGGTCGTGGCTCCCGCGGGTCATGCACGATCCGGAGGGCCGCTTCGCCCATCGTCACGAGCTCCTCATCGGTCGCATCGAGCGCGTACGCCGCGCGCACCGAGGCCGCCCACTGGGCCGCGGATGCCGGCCGGGCGCCGGGCGCCGATCGGCGAGGCGCTCCGTGTCGGGTGTCCGTCAACTTGCCCGCCGCCATCCAGCGCTGCACCGTGGAGCGCTGCACTTCCAACCGCGTTGGCTTCCTGCGCGACGTAGGACCATTTCCGCGTGCGTCTCATGGGGTCAGTTACCGCGATCCGCGATCCGCTAACTTCTGACGGTTCCCGTAGGCGAAACCGCGTGCGCCGTTGTCGTACGCCGTGTGTCGTTCGAAGACACGTTCGCCGCGATCTTGGTGCAAACGAAAAAAACGCCTGGCTGAGACGGTTTCCGCTTCGTCACTTACAGACATTTTGACGCCCCCCCCGGCCGTCAACTCGTGTTTCGCCTGCTCATCAGGTGCTCATCGAGTTAGGGGGAATCGGGATCGCGCAACACCGCGCTTCGACTCGGCCTCGGTCTTCGTCTGATGGCACGCCTCGCAGATCGGTTGTTCGTTCGACTCGTCGTCGGCTCCACCCTCCTCGAGGGAGAGGGTGTGGTCCCGGATGGTGGCGAGGGTGTAGCGCCCAGCCTGCAGGCACAGCACGCAGTAGGGCTGCTCCGTGAACAGGCGGATGCGCCGGCGCTGCAGTCGACGTCCTCTGATACGTGCCGGTGGTGGCTGCGCGCGCGTCCACGCTGGGCGAGCATGCACCACACAGCGTCCCCGCTCCACCAAGGCGGGACAGCCGGGCTCGGCACAGGTGCGCAGAGGCGCTGGCATCAGTCCTACCCTACGCCCTTCCCGGCGACGGCGCTGCCCACTACAGCACCATGGCGCTTCGTCACGCCGGCGCCTCGACGTCGGCCGATGTCGT